ATGTCTGCTAAACTGTATACATCAGAAGTCTTTATGCGTAAACGATATGTTATGGATAAAAAGACTCCAGAAGAGATTGCTAAGGAGTGTGGATGTACAGTAGAGACTGTTTATGTTTACCTTGCAAAATTTGGATTAAGGAAGTCTAAGCGATGAGCGATAATTTAAACATTACGGTTGATCAAGTTAGCCATCCAGCACACTACACAACAGACCCATCTGGCGTTGAGTGCTTAGAGATAACTAGGCATAGAAATTTTAATATAGGCAATGCCATTAAATATCTTTGGAGAGCAGGATTAAAAAATGAAGACAAACATGTTGAAGATTTAAAGAAAGCAATTTTTTATATTCAAGATGAAATCTATAGAATTGAAGGAATAAATCGTGTCAACTGAAGTAGAACTTATTGAACACTTAGATCAAATAAACAAAGTAGTAGAAGAATATCTAAAGGGTAGCGACCCAACCAAGATTTCAAAAGATTTAAGTATGCCTAGAGTTAGAGTTGTTGCACTTATAAATGAGTGGAAGGTTATGGCTTCTGCCAACGATGCCATTCGAGGCAGGGCTAAAGAAGCACTAGCAGCAGCAGATCAGCATTACGGTAAGTTAATTTCTAAAGCCTACGAAGTTATTGATGAGGCTGGATTAAACAATAATCTTGGAGCAAAGACTAACGCAATTAAATTAGTATTAGATATTGAATCTAAAAGAATTGATATGTTACAAAAAGCAGGGTTGCTAGAAAATAAAGAATTAGCAGAAGAGATCTTAGAGGTTGAACAAAAACAAGAAGTATTGATTGGCATATTGCGTGATATTGCTTCCGAGTACCCACAAGTAAGAGATGAAATCATGAAAAGGTTGTCATCTATTGCTAAAGATAATGAGGTAATAACAATTGTCCACGATGTTCAATGAGTTTCTAGAAGTACTTGAAGACAATAATTTTTTAGAGGTTCCAGTAGATGCAAAAACATTTATTGAATCTCCAAACTATTTAGGCCAACCTCCATTGTCAAAAATACAATATGAAATTGTTGAAGCAATGAGCCAAATATACAAGCAAGAAGATTTAGAAAAAATAATGGGAACAGTGGAAGGTAAAAAATATTATGACAAATTTACTAAAAACGAAATTATTCTACAACTTGGGAAGGGTAGTGGCAAGGACTTTACTTCGACTGTGGCTTGTGCCTATATTGTTTATAAGTTACTATGTCTTAAAGACCCAGCAAGATACTTCGGAAAACCAAGCGGAGACGCAATAGATCTTATTAACGTTGCTATAAATGCTCAGCAGGCAAAAAACGTTTTCTTTAAAGGATTTAAAAATAAGATTGAGAAATCTCCTTGGTTTGCAGGAAAGTACAATGCTAAAGCAGACTCTATTGAATTTGATCAATCAATAACTGTTTACTCTGGACACTCAGAAAGAGAGTCTCATGAAGGTTTAAACTTATTACTTGCTGTACTTGATGAAATTTCTGGATTTGCTTCTGAAGTTGGAACTGGCAATGAACAAGGAAAAACTGCAGAAAACATTTATAAAGCCTTTCGTGGTTCTGTAGACTCTCGTTTTCCAGATCTTGGCAAGGTTGTATTGCTTTCTTTTCCAAGATACCCAGGAGACTTTATATCGGAAAAATATGATAGCGTAATTGCTGAAAAAGAAGTTGTTGAAAAAACCCATAAGTTTATTTTAAATCCAGAACTAGGAGACACCCCAGACAATTCATTTGAAATTTCCTGGGATGAAGATTATATTATTTCATATAAGTTTCCTGGAATCTTAGCATTAAAAAGACCAACATGGGAAGTAAACCCAACAAGAAATATTGAAGATTTTAAGCATGCATTTTATACAGACTTAGGTGATGCAATGATGCGCTTTGCATGCATACCAACATTTTCATCAGATGCATTCTTTAAACAAAAAGATAAGTTAGTTAAGTGCATGATCCTAAGAAACCCATTAGACTCTAATAGAAGGTTTGATGAATCTTTTAAACCAGACCCAGACAAAACATATTATATACACGCAGACCTTGCACAGAAGCATGATAAGTGTGCTGTTGCTATTGCACACGTTGATAAATGGGTTAACATTCAAGTTATTAAAGATTATGAACAGGTTGCACCAGTTGTTGTTGTGGATGCGGTTGCATGGTGGGAGCCAAAAATCGAGGGACCAGTAAATTTATCTGAAGTAAAACAATGGATCATTAACCTAAGAAGGCAAGGATTTAACATTGGTATTGTATCTTTTGATAGATGGCAATCCTTTGATATTCAAAATGAACTTAAGGCTGTTGGAATAAATACAGATACAGTCTCAGTTGCTAAAAAACATTATGAAGATTTAGCAATGATGGTTTATGAAGAAAGAATTGCAATGCCACAGATTGATTTATTACTTCAAGAACTTTCTGAGTTAAAGATTATGAAAGGTAACAGAGTAGATCACCCACGTAAATCATCTAAAGATTTAGCAGATGCTGTTTGTGGTGCAGTCTATGGAGCAATTGCACATACACAAAAAGATTTAAACTTAGAAATTGATGTACATACTTGGGGCAGTGCTGCAAAAGAAAGAAATAGGCAGGAGTTTCAAGAAAGGGAAGATAGACGTAATATGCAAATGCCAAAAGACGTTGAAGAGTTTTTAGGAAAATTTAATTTACTATGACAACTGTTTACTATGCTGTTCATAACTCTAGTAACATTTTATTTGATAAAATATTTGATTACAATCCAATATTAAATATGCTGGATGATGGCTTGGTTTCATTATATCCTGATCTAAGTAAAGATAAAAGTAAAAGCACACCAAGTAGTGCTTCTGTATTTTCATGTAGGGCATTTTTAGATTTTACAAAAAATACATTTATAATGAAAAATCCAATTGATTTAAATGTTAGAGTTGAAAAACAAAAAATTTTAAATTATGGAAATAGAAACCTAGATTCTTTATATAAAATTAGATCTTTACAAGTAGAAAATGTTTATAATTTAAATTATAGTTTAGGCTATTTGTTTTTTTCAGAAGATGATATAGAGATTCAAGTTACAAGCCCTTTTATGCATAAAAGTAATTTTTGTAAAAATGGTTATATAGTTCCAGGTAAATTCAATATATCAAAATGGTTTAGATCAGTAAATCCAGCACTACAATTTTATGATAATTTAGACAAGAATGTTGTTTCTGAGAAAGGTGATCCCCTAATGTATATAAAATTTAATACAGAAGAAACCGTTACTTTACGTAAATTTTCTATGTGTAAAGAATTAGAAGATATCATGTATGCAACAATAGAATATAAACAATATGAACCAAATAAGCCATTGTCATATCTATATAATAAATTTAAGTATTCTGGGCTTCAGAAAAAGACTTTAAAACTGATCAAGGAAAACCTAATTTGACGCAGTTCTCATATATCTGCTATAATAAGGTATAGTCATAAAGGCTAAAATCATGTTAACTTATAGGAGAAAAATGAACTTATTTAAAAAGATTGCTGTTACAGCAGTTAGTGCGCTTGCCCTGTCTGGAGTGTCTGTAATTACATCAGCCCCAGCCAATGCAGCAATTACTGGAATTCTATCAGTAGATACCGTTCCAAACCGTTCATCATCATTATCTAATGGCGTTGCATCAGCAACTGCAGCAGATAACAAGGTCTCTGTTTCAATGATTGCTCTTTCAGATACATCTGGGGCAAGCGAAACAGTAACTGTTCGTGGTCGTATTATTTCAAATCCAACACCAGCAACAGTAGACGCAACAACTCAAATTACAGTTGGAGACACTCTTGTGGCTCTTGCAACTTTATCAAACAATACTGCAGCAACTGTTGTTCTAGGCGGAAGTGATGAAACAGTTACGGTTGATTCTGTAAGCGTTTTGTCAAACGCATTTAGAACTCCAGGAACTTATAAAATTTTATTATGGATTGACAACGTGGGAAACACAATTGGCGGAAACTCAACCATTGATGGTGGAGAGGCTTACTTTACCGCAGATGTTAAGGTTGGAGGAACTCCAGTTTCATTAGAAACAAGTTCTTCTTCTTTAGTAACAGCAGGAGATGTTTCAGTCGATCTTGGAATTACACTTAAAGATACAAATGGTATTCCAACACTACTTCGTAATTCTCTAGAAAGAATTACAGTTTCTTCAACTATTGCAGTTGGATCAACAGAAACGTTAACTGTAACAAAAGGTAAGTTAACTGCTCCAGGAAGTGTTTTAACAACCGCTTCCCGATCTGGAACACCAACAACAAACACATTCTTAGAGTCAACAGACTCACTTACAGCATCAACAGGATCATATGATCTTCATGCTAAGCACACTGGTTCAACAAGTTCTACTCTTACATTTAACTTAGGTGGAATTTTAACTCCATCGGTTGCCAAAGTCGTAACATTTACAACAAATCCAGTAGCAACAGCAACAAAGGTTGCTCTTTCAAGTGCCATCGGAGTTTCAACATCTACAGTTAAGTATGTTGCTCCAGTTGCAATTGAGACACCAACATCAACAACATATTTTGCTAGTACCTCTTCTGCATCAACACTTGGTTGGTCCATTAGCGGAACAGCAGGATCGATTGTTAATGCTAAGATTACATCTTCTAGCGTTGCTGGAATTACAAATGGAACATATCCAGTAGTTATTGGAACTAATGGAATTGGAACATATGTTACTTCTGCTACTACTGCTAGTGGATCATTCACAATTACAGTTGCTCTAGCAACAGGAAACTCTGTTGTTACAGTAACCTATACTGCTCCTTCAGTTTCTCAGGGTGCATTAGGAACAACTGGAATTTCTACATCATTATTAAGTGCATCAATTACAAACTCTGTAGTTAAGAGTGGAGATACCACAAGCCTTAAGATTAATGTAAAGAATAACTTTGACACTCCTCAGCAATATTATTTTGTTACTGGAACATTGTCTTCTTCAAGCAGAAACTTTGGAACAACAATTGCAACCTCAGTTACTGATATCAATGGAGATGCAACAATTACATTTAAAGATTCAAGCACATCAACAACAAACTTTGTTGATGCATTGACCATTCAGGTTACTGCTCCAGGAACTTCAACTGGTCTGCTAACATCTGCAAATGTTCTTACAGTTACCTATTCCGCAACGGGATCATATGCATCACTAACACTAACTGGTGGAAGCACAGAGACTGTTAAAGTATTAAAAGATGTTCAAGCAACAACAGCAGGAACTGCATCTGCAGTAACTATTGCAACATCATTAAAGAATGCTTCAGGAACTTCTGTCTCTGGAGTAGCACTTGTTGTTACTGCATCTGAAGGAGTTGTTCTTAGAACTTCTGCACCTACTGTTCGTCCATTAACAGGAGATTTGAAGACTGTTACTATCGGAAGCGGACAAGAATTTACAGCAATTGGAACCAAACCTGGACTTGCAACAGTAACTGTTGTTGGTGGAGGATTGACACAAACTGCAACCTTTACTGTTAATGATGCAGTTGCAACAACAGCAAGAAACATTACATTAACAACTGCTAGTGGAAAAGTAACTGCAACTGTTAAAGATGGTTGGGGAAATCCAGTTAAAGGAATTAGTGTTAACTTTGCAGTTGATTCTAAGGGAATCTTTGGCAACGGAGTAACTTCAACTTCAGCAGTAACTGATGCTAATGGAAATGCCTCTGCAATATTACAATCCTTTGATGGAAAACTTGCAGATGCTGGAATCATTGCATCTCTTGTAACTATTGCACAGTCAGCAGATATAGCAGACACTCCAGTAACTGGTTTTGCTAAAGGAGAGAGCACTGCAATTGCAACTGTATCTCTTCCAGCAGTTAGCGTTATTGATTCAGTAGCCTCTGTTAAGGTAGATGTAGCAACTACAAACGCAGCAGTTAAAGCACTTGCAACACAGGTAACTGTGCTACAAGCCTCAGTCGCAACCTTGATCGATTCATTGACTACACAGATCGCATCTTTGATGAAATCTGTTAGCGCATTGACCAAGTCTGTAGCAAAACTACAAAAGAAATAAATAATCCAACACTTTGGGCAGGGTAACATAAGTTCCCTGCCTTTTGTGTTATAATAGTATAGTATCCGCCTAACGGGGATATAAATTAACTCGCTGAAAAGGAGAAAGAAATGGTAACAACGTTCGCTATGGATCTTTTCAAAGATCCTTTTTTTATTGGATTTAATCGAGAACTAGATAGATTAAACCAAGCACATTCAATTAATGCAGGTGGATTTCCACCATATGATCTACTCAAACTAGATGATGACAATTATACTATCACTCTAGCAGTAGCAGGGTTCAGCAAAGAAAGCCTTGATATTGCGGTAGATAAAGGAACCTTAATTATCAAGGGAGAACAAACAACAGTAACAGATGCAGAAGTATTACATAAAGGAATCGCTGCTCGTAAGTTTACTCGTTCATTTGCTCTTGGTGAATATATGGAAGTAACAACTGCTGATCTAACTGATGGAATGTTAAACATTCAAGTTACACGTAATGTTCCAGAAGAAAAGAAACCAAAATCTATAAAGATTAAATAATTCCGTATAATATATAGTTATAGAGATTATGAAACATTGATCGGCTATATTTAATACGGATGCTCTATATGAGAGTCGTTAGGCTAATACCCGTGAACGATAGACCTGAGTAGTTGTCTATAAACTGCTCACTTTTTAATATAATGTTATAATATAGTAGTCAACAATGTTGACCTAGGAGAAGGGAAACTGAAAAAATCATTTAGATTCTTAATTGTTTTAGGCCTTGTCGTCGGGTCTTTATTTTTCGGGCATTCAGAAAAAGCCCATGCAACAGAGGGTTTAACTGCAGAAGTCTATAATGTGCAAGGTCAAAATGCTGCTCCCTATATACCACAAGGAATGTCTCCAACTTTAATAACAACTGTGCCCAATATTAATCTTCAATGGGGAAGTGGAAGTGTTCTTGGAGGACCTTCAGAAGATGTCATTGTAAGATTTACAGGATCAATACTTAGCAATACAACCCAAGAGATATCCTTTTTAGCAACAGGAGATGATGGAACAAAACTATATCTTGATGGAACTTTAATAACAGATGACTGGCGTGATAAGGGTGGCGGAGGAACTACAAGTGCTCCAGTTTCTTTTACAGCAGGGGTTCCTAAAACTATAGAATTAATGTATTACGAAAATGGTGGTGGAGCAAATGTATTTTTATATTGGGATCAATCTGGATCAATGCAAATTATTCCAGCAGAAGCCTTTACTTCACAAGCAGCCCCAGTAGTAAATACTATAGGTGCTCCACAAAATTTAACAGTAGTAGATGGAGAAACATCAACAGTATTAACTTGGGAAGCACCCAATTCTGGTAACACTCAGCCAGAAAGATACGCAATAGGTCTTAATACTGCAGGACAAAATGGTTGGGGCATTTCAACTGGAAATGTTGGTGGTCCCAATTCCCTTAACACAACAATAACAATTGATCACTCACTACTTGAAAATTTAATGCCAAGTGGTACGGTTTGGTCATTTCATATTCGATCAGATAACGATACCCTTGCTTTGTACTCTGCAAACTCAAATGTTGTTACATTAAAGATAGGTAAGACTGCAGAAGAGATTGCTGCAGAAGAGGCTATAAGGTTAGCAACAGAGGCTCTAGCAGCACAAGCAGCAGCAGATGCAGCAGCCCAAGCAGCAGCACAAGCAGCAGCGCAAGCACAAGCCGAAGCAGCAATTGCAGCACAAGTAGCAGCCCAAGCAGCAGCACAACAAGCAGAGGCAGCAAGGATACAGGCTGAAGCAGCAGCAATGATTGCACAACAAGCAGCAGCAGCACAGGCAGAAGCAGAAAGAATTGCAGCACTTCAAGCAGCACAAGAAGCAGAAAGAGTTAGGGCGGAAGCAGAGGCCCAAGCAGAGGCTGATCGTATAGAGGCGGAGATTGAAGCAGCAAGAATTAAAGCAGAGATAGAAGCCCAAGAAGAAGCAGATCGTATTGCAGCAGAAATTAAAGCAGCAGAAGAAAAAGCAGAAGCAGAAGCAAAAGCAGAGGCTGAGCGCATAGAAGCAGAGCGCATAGCGGAAGAAGAAAGAATCATTGCAGAAGAAGAGGCAGAGGCTGAGCGTATAGCAGCAGAAGAAGAGGCCATTGCAAAGGCAAAAGCAGAGGCAGAGGCTGAAGCCCTTGCAGAAAAAGAAAGAATTGCGGAAGAAGCAGAGGCAAAAGAATTAGAAGAAGAAAAGGCTGCTGAAGAAGAAGCAAAAACAGAAGAAGAAGAAGAATTAAAAGAAATAATTGCAGATGCTAAAGACGGAAAAGAATTAACTGAAGAACAAAAAGAAATTCTTGTTGAGGCATTAATTGAAGACCTTAAGCCTGGAGAGTCAATATCAGCAGAACAAGTTCAGGCATCTGGAGTTTCATATGCAGATCTACCACCTGAAACACCAATTGAAGTTCGTACAGATGAGAATGGAAATGCATTGGTTATTACTGCAGAAGTTGCTGCAAATATTGAATTAGTTGAAGATGCAGGTGCATTGGTAGAAGCAATATTTACAGATCCAGGAGCAGCACTTGCAGCAATTGGAAGTATTGGTGCTGACATGACTGAAGAAGAAAGAGAAGAAGCAACAGATATGGTTGTAGCAACAGTTGTAGCAACAGGTGCTGCAATTAACGCAGCAGCAGTAGCAACAAGAGGAGCCACAGGTGGCTCTACTAGCGGAGGAAGTTCTGGCGGAGGCGGAGGAGCCAATTCACCAGGTTCAAGAGGAGGAAGAAGATGGTAAGAATAATAAAAAATATCCTAAAAGATATGGTGGACCAAGCATGGACCCTTCTCGGTATGTTTATTGCTTGGGTTGTTCTGGATGGAAGTGCAAAGACTATTGTTGGCTATGGAATCATGGCAACAACTGCTCTTTGGATAATTACAAGTCCAATCAGAAATAGAAAGGAATAAAAATGGCAAAAGCAAAACAAATTGAAGAGGCTACCCAAGTTGGATCTGGCGCTATCGCAAGCATTAATAATATTATTATGCGTATTATTGCAGTATTTGCAGCATCAGGACTATCCGTAATAGGTGCTGGGGCAGTAGTAGGAATTAGCACAGCAAAGGCTGTTATCTTGGCTGGAACGTTAGGAGTTGCAACAGTAGTTGAGAGACTGGCTAGAGGGTTTCTTGACGATGGCAAACTCACGATTGAAGAGATCAATGCAGCATTTTCTTCAGTGGACAAAAAGGCTAAATAAGGACAAAGACCTTCTTTGACATAAGACCCCTTTAGGTGGTACAATTAATGTATCTACTAGTAAAGGGGTTCTTTTGTGACCTGTATTGCCGTTGTTCGTAAAGATGAAAAGATCTATATGTCTGGCGAAAGAGGCGTGTCTGACGATGATATTATACTTCAGTGTGCCACGTCAAAAGTTTGGCAGCAAGGCCCATATCTATTTGGATATGCAGGAACTATGGATGGCGATAGAATAAAACATAATTTTAAACCATCAGTGCCAACTGGAAATAATATTGAAAAATTTATGTACACTAAATTTATTAAAGAACTTCGTGATTTTTATAATGAGTGGTGGGTAGATGTATCAAAAGATTCTGATTTTGGAATGATTATTTGCGTTAAAGGAAAGATCTTTGAACATAGTGCTGCAGATATGTCTTTAACACAATACACTGGAGATTATTTAGTAATGGGATCTGGAATGCAATATGCATTGGGACATTTACACGCTACAGAAAATCAAAAAGATGCTCGCAAAAGATCTATTAATGCAGTTCAATCTGCTATTAAATTTTCTACATCATGTCTTGGCCCAATCGATACAGTTAGTATTTAAGGATATATATGTCTATAAATAAAACAGAAGAATTAGAATTTGATATATGGCTTAATAATGGAATTGATCGGGGATGGATAACAGAACCATTTTGTAATACCCATGATGGAGATCCTTATATGACAGAAGAAGAAGCCAAAGAATGGAATGATGGTGGAGATCCTTGTCAAGTTGTATTTAAAATAATTGAAGACAAATGGGAACATTAAAAGATTGCCTCTTTAGCATAGTGGCAGTGCCCCCGCCTTGTAAGCGGGATGCGTAAGTTCGATTCTTACAAGAGGCTCAAAATAATTAATATCAACATGATATAATTAATTAGCATGTCTTTGCACACTAACAAAGGAGAATAAAATGGCAGAAAAAGGTACAGTAGAAGCGATCATTGAAATCGCCAAAAAAGAAGTTGGAACTATTGAAGGTCCAAAAGATAATGAAACAAAGTATGGTAAATGGACAGGTGCAAATTTCCTTCCTTGGTGCCAGTCTTTTGTTTCTTGGTCTGCATTTACATCAGGACTAGATCCAAAGAAATATCCAAAGTCTGCTTCAACAGTAGCAGCATCAGATTGGTTTAAGAAAAATAAACGATGGGCAGATGCTCGCAATGATGATCCAACACCTGGAGACTGGATTTATTTTGACTTTCCAGAAGATGGCGTTAACCGAATTTCTCACGTAGGTCTATGCATTAAAAACAATGGTGATGGAACTATTCAAACTATTGAAGGAAATACTGCTGGATCTGCTAAAGGAGATCAGCGTAATGGTGGAATGTGTGCTGAAAAAACACGGGCATATGTAAAAGACAATGGAAAGAAACTAGTGAATACTATTGTTGGCTGGGGTCGTCCAATTTACAAAGGTGAAGAAGCAACTCCACTTGAAGTAAAACTAGAGCGTCCAGTTGCTAAAAAGGTTGCAAAGAAGGCTGCAAAGTAATGTCATTTAAGGCTAAGACTAAAATTGGTTTTAATCATATGATCCTGCGTGATGGAGATATCGTTGCTTTAAATAAAGATGGCACTGAACGATATAGAAAAGATAGAGTTACTGGAGAGCCAGTCAAAACAAAAGGAAAAAAATGAAATCAAAGAATGTCTTAGCCTTATTATTAATTAGTTTTATCTTTACAAATACAGCCTATGCTTCAACAGGAAACACTGTTTCATATAAGTCTATAGATGATGCTATCAAAGTACTTAAAGTTGCCCCAGAATCTCGTACAGGTTATGTAAGGACTAAGTTTAAACATTGGGTTGGCGTTGGAAATAGTTGTGATTCACGTAAAGCAGTAATAATTTCAGAAGCAACTGTTCAACCAAAAGTAGAGTCTGGCTGTAAAATTATTGGTGGTGAATGGAATAGCATTTATGATAGTGTCAAAGTAACTGATGCTGGAAAATTAGATGTAGATCATATGGTTCCATTAGCAGAAGCATGGGACTCTGGAGCATTTGCTTGGGAAGATAAAAGACGTGAATTGTATGCAAATGATCAAACTGATAAAATACACCTTATAGCAGTAACAGGTGCTTCAAATAGATCAAAATCAGATAGAGATCCAGCAGAATGGATGCCACCAAATAAAGCATATCATTGTCAATACATTACAAATTGGGTATCTATTAAAATTAGATGGTCTTTGTCTGTAGATGAAAAGGAATTGTTGGCAATTAAATCTATTAAATGCCCTAAACGAAAAATAACAATACCATCACTTTAGGATTAAATTATGCCAAAATATGAATACATATGTAATAGTTGTGCAATAAATATCACTAAAGAAAGATCCATCTTAGAAGATGAGCCTAAATATTTTTGTGAAAAATGCAACGGTGTCCTAACTAGACAATACACTCCATTTGGTGTACAATTTAACAGTAAGGGTTTTTATTCCACCGACAATAAGAAGGTATAATATGAATAGAATGACTGAGCAAACCGCTGAACGCAAATGGCTTCTTACACCTTTAGATAGGTGTGATTCTTGTCTAGCACAGGCATACGTGTCTGTAACTGGAGTAAATGGTGAACTAATGTTTTGTAGCCATCATTACA